ATGTCCATCAATCAACCGCCAATCGAAATCCAGCCCGAAGCCGCTGCGCTGGCCCTTCGCCCGATCGGCGTCCGGGACTATTCAGTGCTCGATGGCGGCCAGCAGATCGGCCGCATCCGCTATGCGAGCGAGCGATCGCCCGGCGTCTGGCTCTGGCACGTCCAGGTTCACATCACCGGCAGCCTGCCGGTCGGCACCGCCGGCAGCCTCGACGCGGCCAAGGCCGATTTCAAATCGGCCTGGCTGGCGTTCAAGGCCAGGCAGACCCCGGAAAAATTGGCGAAGGCCTATGCCGCCAGGAACCTGCGCAAGAGCTAGAACTGGTCCCGCACGCGACGGAAAGCGGGATGATCTGGGTTTTTCGACTTGATCCAGTGATCGCAGCGGCCCGGCTTGTAGACCCGCTCGAGCTGCTTGGAGACGATACCCTCGAGCCCGTGCAGGCAGGCATGGCGGAACAGATCCGGCCCGATCTCGCCGGCCTCGAACGGCGCAAGCTGGATGCCGTCGACGCGCCGCGCCAAGAGCCGCTGCAGGTTGGCCTTGCGCATCGACAGCGGCAGGCGCCGGAGATCCTCGCCCTCGAGCTCGAGCACGTCGAAGGCGTAGAGCTGGACCTCGTCGTCGTGCCGGCGCGAGATCAGGGCGTCAAAATCGCTATAGCTGCGGACGTCGAGGACGACCGCCTCGCCGTCGAGCACGAACCGGCGCGCTTTCTGCCGACGCGCGGCCTCGACGATCCAGGGATAGCGGTCGGTCCAGTCCGCACCGTTCATGGTGAACAGCCGCACGCGATCGGCATCGCGCGCGACGCGCATCCGGAACCCGTCGAATTTGATTTCATGAATCCATTGCGGCCCCGCCGGCACCGCCTTTGCGGTGACCGGCCGCGCAAACTCAAACCGTTTAGCCATGCCGGGCAGATAGGTATTTTGGTCCGGGATTGCGAATCCGTAACGGGCCGGATGGAGCAGCGGCGACGCCACCTCGCTCGTTGCCGGCGCTACGCCGGTCGGCGCGCTGCGAACGTTCGCCAGCTCGTAGGAATTGAACCCTCAGCCTAAAACAACTATCAATTCGAGGTTTGGCAGCCGCCTTGGCTGCGCACTTACTTACGACCAAAGGGATTTAAGGAGCCGACCAACCTATGAAATGTCCTCACTGCAACGTCCACTTTCACGACAACTGGGATGGCGAATTCATAATGAGGCTAAAGCGCGTTCTGCAGGTCAGTACAGCACCCGAAGGAGCTCAGGAAGCCTACTGGCTGTATCGCAGCGCGAGCTGCCCCAACTGCAAAAAAGAAACGATTGAGGTCGGAAGCGGCAATGGCAACCGGATCCCATACGGCGACTGGCGCCAAATCTTTCCAATAGGCGCAAGTCGTGGCCCTGTCCCCGCTCAAGTGCCCACACCTATCGCTAGAGATTACGTGGAAGCCTGCAACGTTCTTCCGATCAGTCCGAAGGCCTCGGCCGCGCTCTCGCGACGATGCCTGCAGAATATGTTGCGGGCGGCGGGCTACAAGGACAAAGACTTGGCTCGGGAGATTGACACGCTGTTGGCCGAGCCCGATCCGAAGAAGGCGCTGCCGCAACGGCTCCGAGAGACGATCGACGCAATTCGCAATTTCGGCAATTTTTCCGCCCATCCGATCGACGACAAGACGACACTGCAAATCATCGATGTCGAGCCCCACGAAGCGGAATGGTGCCTCGAGGTCATCGAAGAGCTGTTTGAGCATTTCTATGTTGGGCCCGCCTTAGCCGCTGCGAAAAAAGCAGCGCTGAATGCCAAGTTGGCCGCGGGAGGAAAGCCACCTGCAAAGTGACCCGTGAAACCGGCCAGGAGCAAACCATGCCCGAAGAGATCCACCAGCCTGCGCCGGCCGAGGCACGGCAGGTGCAAAAGGCCCTCGGGAAAGCCGCCAAAAATGAGCAGCGAAAGCTGACTGCGACCTACCTCAACAATGTTGCCGTGGCCGTATTTGCCGCGGGGATCGCGATCCCTGTGATCAGCGGAATGAACAAGACCGATGAAGACTGGTCGGCGTTTTTCAGTTCGCTATTCACCTATGACGGATTGCAGAAGCTGTCGGCCAACTTGGCAACAGCGATCTGCGCAATTGTCGCTTCAGCAATTCTTCATCGGTTCGCCCGCCACGTCGCCTCGCAAATCGAGGACTAGAACCCCTAAGAGCCCCGCCCATGCGCGAACCGCCTCCGTTCCCCACCAGGACAGGGCCGGTATCGATTTAACGCACCAGTTGGCCGCTGTGCGGCTCGTGACGGCGGGTTGTCCGGCTAATCGAGGCGAGGCTCGCTGCCGACCGGGACCGGGTCGCAAATCCCGAAAAAGTCCCGAACCTATTTCGCCATGCGGAACGACCGCGCGTCACTATGCCAGGCAATTGTCGTCCCACTTGCCAACGATCGATTCCGCGCCCACATAGTCGAGTTAGACGAAGCGTTGAGAGGGTCGCGGAGTCTATTGAAGAAGCTCGAAATCCCTCTCGCCGCTGGCCAACCGCCTGGTGTTCGTCGCCGAAGGCAAATGCCTTCAGGTTCGAGAGCAATCCCGAGCCACACCGCGCAAACGGGAAGGAGAACACATGACAGTGTCTCTCACTCTCGAAGCCAGCAGGCCCGACGGTGCGAGTTACCGTCTCGGCTTTGGGTGCTCAATGCCCCTGGCTTGGATTGTGGCCGTACTATCGCGGCTGTTCTGACGAAGAGGGGCGCCTTGGGAAACCAAGGTGCCTTTTTCGTAACGACGATCCTGCAGTCCCTCTCGCAAGATTAATCAAAAGGCAAGCTCGTCTCGGCTTACCCAACTGCGCTCCCTAATCCGATCGCCCTTGATGTAAACATATTTTTTGGTCGCTGGCTCGAATCCTATCAGGGCGGATGCGTTCGCGCGGAGCACGATAAGTGGTCTAACACCCGCTTCGGTCACGACGTCGGATGGGTGTTGATACTTGAGCCTAAACCGCGTTTGTGTAACTCCCACACTGAAAGCCAGGGCGCACAAATATGCGAGAACCCAAGCCCCTGCTTGATAACGGGCCGAATTGGTAGAAGTGTCGAAAAGCACTAACCCAAAAACGACACTGGGGCCCAGCGACAGCACCGGCACCATATACAGCGACACACTGTAGGTTCGTTCGAGCACGGGATTGTACATTGCCAGCTTTGCAGTCCAAAACGTCAAAGACACCGCGGAAATTGCCGATAGTATCAGCCAGCCAAAAAACGCTAGATAGCGAAACTCGTGCAGCAAGGCTCGACCGTTCTCCCCCACAACGGTAGCTGTGCCCCTCCACATGGCCAACGCAAACACCGCCACAAAGAAGGCGAACGGCAGCGTTTGTAAGGCAAACGCCAGGTGCTCCGTTAGCGAAAACACTCCAAACGCCGAGCTGCCGATTCCCGCAAATGACCCGATCTCCCAGGACAATGCGAGTATCGCTCCAATTGTGGGTAGCAGCACGACGTAATCTTTCGCGGAGCTACTTGACGTTCGGTTCCCCTCGCCGGCGCCATTCCGATTGGAGCGACGAAAACGTCTAACAACCCCCGAGTGTTTGCGCATTGGAAGGCCCCCCTTGCGCGTATATTGCGCAATTGGGCGCGATACGCAAAAGGCAAAATGGCAAGGCCCGCGAGCGGACATGCTCGCGGGCCTCAACACGCGAGCCGAGATCCAGAAAGGCTAATCGGACCGCCGGCGCGTCAATGTCCTGACGCTTGGAGCCGCCAGGACGAGATCGCTAAATCAACCCCCACCAAACGCCGATGCAGAGCCAGGCGCCGACGCCGATCGCCGCGATCGCCAGCGTCGACCAGATGACCAGGCCGAGGAGCTCGCGCAGCTTGTATTCGGCGGCCCATAGCGCCAGCAGGACGAGCCCGACGATCGCGAGCGCGATCGCCGCATTGTTGAAAACGCCCTGCAGCGCTGCAGCGTCATAGGCGAGCCGGATCTCGTTCATGTTGCCCCCGATGGATCGACGATGATGAAGCCGGCGAGTGATCGCGCATGCAGGCGCGTCAGGCCGCCGCCGGAGTTGGAATCGTGAGCGAGCCAGACGCCGGCCTCGAGCTGCTCGACCAGGACGAAAACGTGATGCCGGCGCACGGCCGCCATGCGCGGCGCCGGCCGAGCTCGCGGGAAAGCGAACCAGGCCGCCGCCAGGTTGAGCCGCGGAATGATGCGGCCGAACAGGTACAGGCTTGCGCCGCAGCCGCAGAACGCATGCGGACAGCCAGGCGGCCGGCCGCCGAGCGTTTGCGGCGCCGGCCACGCGCGCGCCAGGCGTGGCCGCGCCTCGGCCGCCGAGCTCGAGCAGATCAGCGCGAGCGCGACGACGACAACGATGCGAAACATCAGTGCTTGACGTGGATGTCGACGAAGTTGGTCACGACCCAGACGACGCCGCCGCTCAAACCGACCGCGACCCAATAGAGCCAGCGGCTGACGTTTCTGACGCCGTCAGCCTGGACACGCACGTTCTGGACGGCCTGGACGGTCGGTTTCATGTCGGCGATCTCTTTCGTCGCTGTCGCAACCTGCGCGCCCATCGCCGTCATGTCGGCCCGCAGGTCGTCAACCTTCCGATGCAGATCCTTGCGCCCTTCCGAGGCCTTTTCTTCCATCCGCTGCCAGGTCTGCAGCAGCGTCGAGACGGTCGACTCGAGCCCGCCGATCTTGGCAGCCATTTGAAGCAAGGCAGCATTTACGCTGGCCGTGTCATCGCCGCTCATTTCGCCTTCTTTCGCTTGAACAGGCCCAGCCGAGGCGCCGGCGCTTCCGCCGGCGGCGTGCTGTCGCAGGCGACGCCGTCGACGCGGCCGACGCCTTCGCGGACGTCCTGGTATTGGCAGACGGCGCGGCGCAGGCAGGCATTGACCTTTGCCAACGCGGCGCGGTCGGTTTTCCAGAGCCGCTCGATCTCGCCGGCGTCGAGATCGCGATCCGGCGTATCGACCGGCGCGCGCTCGCAGGCCGCAACGTCCGCCGGCATCGGCGGAATGTTCGGCGCATCCGGAGGCGGAGGCTGCAGCTTGTCGACGCTACCTGACGCCACGCACCCGGCGAGACATGTCGCGAGTAAAACACTTGTTAGGATTAGCCGGCGTTGCATCGATTGCCCCCTGGTTAGACTGGATCTGCGCCTCGGCCGCCGCGGCGCGTCTGGCGTCGCGCTGTTGCAGGGCATTGGCGAAAACGAGCTGGCGTTCTTTCTCGGCCAAGCGCGCCTGCAATTGCGCATTCTGCTCGGCGACCTGCGCCGCCTCGCATTTGGACTCGGCCGAGCCAAAGCCGGCGTTGTAGAGATGCGCGCCGCCGGCGATCGCGGCGCCGCCGACCAGGACGGCCAGGCCGCCCGTGAACAGCGCGCCGGCGGCGAATGGCGAAAGGCTGACGCCGGCGACGCCCGCCAGGCGCATGACGATTGCGACGATCCAGCTCATGCGTGCTTCCCCGCGCGATAGTCGGCCAGGCGGCGCTGCTCGAGCGTGTCGGCGACGAACCAGACCAGGACGCCGACGCCGGCGACGACGACGAGGGCGGCGACGCCGATCGCGATCGCCTGGATCGCGCCAGGCGTCAGGCCGAGCGCGCCGACCGCATCCTTTGCCTGCGAGACCTGCGTCGCGCGATCGGTCAGCCAGGCGATCACCCCGCCGCCGGCGAGGCCGCTCGAGCTGCCGAAGATCTTGCCGGCCCAACCCTTGGCCCGATCGGTCAGCGCGATTGTCTGAGAGCCCTCGTCGCGCAGATCCTCGACGGTCGCGGTCGCGCGCGTCTCGGCGACCTGGCGCGGCACCTGCGGCTTGCCGAACTCGGCGATCAGCTGGTTGTCGATCGCGGGCGTCAGCGGCAGCCCGCGCGCGTTGCGATAGGCCAGGATCATTCCCTCGGTCCGCCCCTGCGGCGATTGCTCGCCGTCGACCTGGCCGACGTCGTAATAGCCGAGCTCGCGCAGACGCCGCTGGACATAGGCAACAGCGTCCGGATCGACCGGCGCCGGCGTGGTCGCGAGTTTTGCATGCTCATGCGGATGCGAGGCCGCGAGGCCGTGCTCGAAAAGCGCCGCCTCGTCGTCGCGGCGGATGCGCAGGCCCTTTTCGTCAGGCCAAAGCCGTTTCATCGATCGGATCAGGCCAGGGATCTTGGCGAGCTCGCCGCTGCCGATCGCCGCCTTGACCTGGCGCATCTCCGACCAGCGAGGTCCCGGCTTGTTGAAGCCAGCGGCATCGCGGTTGAATGCGATCGAGAGGATAACGCCGAGGCAATCCGGCGAGAGCTCGTCGAGACCAGGCAGCAGGCGCCGGCAGATCGCCAGGTAACGCGGGATGTCATGGTTCGAGAACACCTCGAGCGCGACGTCCCAAGGGATATCGATCATTCCCCGCGTCTTGCGGCAATAGGCGGCAGCCTTGTCGCCGCGCAGGCCGGCGGCGCCGGCCAGCACCTTGAGCATTGCATCGCTCACGCGCCCGCCCCAATCGGCGCGGATCTGCGCTGCGGTCTGCGTTCCGAAATCATACCCGATCGCGCCGGTCGGCCCTGAATTCTCGCTCGGATGCTCGAGGAGGGTCCGGTAGTGCTTGTTATAGAACGCCTCGCTGGTGACCTCGGCGCTGACGATCAAATCAAACGCCGCGCGGGAGATCCCATGCAAATCGATAGCGCTCGCAGAAATGACTGCGTTGGTCATCGTGATAGTCCTTTTGTGGATTGAAGGAGCGCGGCCCTGGTTAGACCAGAGCGTTTGCGCGAATGAGGAGCTGATCGACCTGCGCGTCAGAGAGGCCGACGATCGTAATCATGTGCTGAACCAGAGGATCTGCGCGCCGGATCTCGGTCGCGAGATCCCACTCCTCCTGGACATTTGCATCCGCCGCGATTGCGGCTTTGACCGATGCCCATGTGCCGAGCTCGTCGAAGGCCCGTTTCAGGCCGAGCTTGGTGCAGGAATCTGGCGGAGGCGGAGGCGGCAACGGATCAGTCACCGGCGGCGCCGGCGGAGAATAAACGCCGCCGACCAGGGTGCCGCCGATCGCATAGTCCCCCACTGCGATCGCGCATCCTTCGGGTGGCGTCCAATCCGCGCCCTCTTCCAGAACAATCGCATTGACGATGTTGCCTTCAGGGTCGATGACAAAAGTGGTCATGATGCCAGATACTCCGTGACGATACAGATGCCGTTCGATCCAGCGCCACCAGCAAAATTGCTCGCAGCCTGCTGATTGGAGAGCGCGCCGGAACCACCGGCTCCGGAACCCTGCGCGGGATTGCCGTTGGCCCCATAACTGCTGCTGTTGCCGCCGGTCTCCAGGCCGCCCTGTCCATACGGGCTGTCGGCGCCCTTGCCGCGCTGCATGATGAGGGATTGCGCCGATGCGAACGATTGATAGTGACCGCCAAAGCCGCTGTTGCCGTTGAACTTCAGGTCGCCAACACCACCGGATGCCAGGCCGCCGACGCCAGCACCCGACATCTGCCCGGTCGAGATAACGGTCCCGCCGCTGCCACCCAATGCGCTGCAAAGCGAACCGAAGCTCGTGGTGCCACCGGTGTTGCCGGTCGCCGCCGAATTGCCGGCGCCTCCAGAGCCAATGGTGACGGGGATGCTGCCTGATACCAGTGCGGCCGTGATCTGCGCAGCGGTAAGATATTTGAAGGATCGGCCGCCCGCGCCACCGCCCGCGCCGATCAGGAGATAACCCGACGCACTGGAGCCGTTGACACCGGCGCCACCGCCGCCGGCACCGACGCATTCGACAAGGGCGCCGATCAGATTGGCGCTTGGGGTGTAGTTCCCCGAGAAATTGATGGCGAGCTGATTGATCCTGCTGTCGATCATGACCCGGCGCCAGGCGCCCCACACGCCGGCGACGCTAGTTCGCTCATAGAGCGGAGCATTCGCAACGTCCAAACGCATGGCGCGCTGCTGGACGTACCCAGCGAGGCTGTAGGCCAACACCTCGAGATACCAGAGGCCGCCCGTTCCGGTCGGCGCATTTGTATTCGTGCCATTGCTGATCTGATAGGTGCCGGTCGCAACGATCGCGTTGAAATCCCAACCGGCGCCGCTCTTGTCCACCATCTGGAAAATGTCCAGATTGCTGCGCGCGAGCGGCTTATTCCCCGCCAACTCTGACAGGTAGTTTGCCGATGACATGTCGCCGGCGCCGGGCTGGCCGACGATGTTGAAATTCCAGCTCGCGAACGTGCCGGCGCCGTTGATCTTATCGACCGTGATCGTCAGCGCCGTGCCGGCATAGGTCGCGAGGCCCTCCATCCAATTCGACGGATTGGCCGTCGAGCTCGCCCGCACCCGCGCGCCGTTCTGGTAAGCCAGGCCGGCCTGCGTCACGAAGGCTTGCGCGCCGACGCCGATCGTGAGCGACGTCGCCGACGTGCCGCCGTAGCCGGCGCCCTGGATACCCTGTGGGCCCTGGTCGCCCTTGCTCGCGAGCACGGCCCAATAGGTCGCATTCGGCGGCGCGTGGCCGGAGCCCGGCGCCGGATTGATCCAGACGTAGGACGATCCGCCGGAGGTCGCGACGTCCATCAGATTATAGGTTTTCGCGTTGTCATACGGCGCCGGCGTGCCGAGCCCGCGATAGATCCCGAGGTAGAACCAGGCGCCAGCGGTGTGCACCCACATTTTCCCGGTCGACGGCTGCAGCGCGAATTGACCATCCGAGCCGAGCGAGGGATCAGGCGCGGCGAGCGACGCATCCACGAACCAGAAAAAGCCGGTCGTATTCAATGCCGCGACGAGCGTCGAAACGTCAGCCATCGCCTGCGCGCCGGCGATGCGCTGCGGCGACATTTTCCAGACGACATATGCGACGTCGGCCTGCGCGCCGCCACCCCACGGAGGAATGACAAGATGCGTCGGATCGGTAACGTCTGCGATGATCGTCTGAAAATTGCCGATCTGCAGGACGTCGCCAGGCCGAACGTTGGTGCCCGACCAAATCGTCGCTGAACCGGAAACGGTCGTTCCGCCGGCGGCGACGGAAACGGTCCCGGTCGAATAGCTGGCAAGTGCCGTCATCTCGAGAAACCCCTCGATTGCAATTTGCTAGATTGATTGAGTGTTGAGGCTACGGCAGCAGTGCTAGCCGCTGGTCCTCGTAATGCGCGGGAACGCTGTTATCCGTGAGGATCTTGTGCAGTTCCTCCAAGGTCCGCGCGTTGCGTACGGCGACGATCAGGCCCCTGCGCCTGTTTTCCTTGACCATGAGGTCGTCGGGTTTGGCGAGAATGATGGCCGCGAGCTCCTGCGCGGTCTTGCCCTCGATCCTGGCCGCCTCTTCAAATTCTGCGGTCGGCGCCGCCCCGCCCTGGACGGACAGCGCCAGCATGTGCTTTCGAGCATGCGCGACGTCATGCCCGTCAACCATCAGGAACGTGTTGATCCGGCGCTCCGCTCGCTTCTTTTCCTGGACGAGCGGCGAGATGCTGATTTTCATTGTGCGACAACCTCGAAAGCGGCGACCTTGTACGGCTGCGCGGCAACGATGGTCACCCGGAACGTTCCGGCCTGGTCGATTGCAAACTCGAGGCCGCCGTCGACGATGCCCTCCTGATGGACCAGCCTGTTCTCGAACCAGACATAGACCGTGAACTGTTCCGGCTGGACCGTCAGATGCAGCGCATCGACGCCGTCCGCCTTGATCGGCCGGATCTCGCCGCTGATAACAACCTCCGGCTTGGGTCGGATCTCCGGCGGCTCAATCGACAGGTCGACATAAGCCTCTTTGATATCGACAGGCCCGTCATAGAGAATGTGATCGATGCCCGCCTCCGCGAACGACTTGGAGATCTCGTCCATCGGTCGCGCGGCCTCGAGAATGACCTGCGTTATGAAGCCGTTTTCGTCGTGCCTGATCAGCGTCTTGGTCTTATTGACCGCCTCCGGCTCCTCAACCGTGACCGTAATAGCCTCCGGACTGGCCGCGACGGCCGGTCCAGCGACGCCCGGCGGCGTATAGCCAGGCACAGCCCATGCCGCGTCGAGTGTCACCCCCGTCATCCTGCAATCCTCCTGAACAGCGAGAAATAGAGCCGGCCGACCTGATTGCCGAACTTGAACCGGAACTGGATCGCCGACGACGTGACCGCCGCGTAAATCCAAAAGTCGGTCCCGCCGCCGCGGTAGGCTTCGCACTGCAGGTATTGAGCGCCGGGATTGAGGATAATGCTCGGGTCGCAGTACCCGAGCATGAACGGCACCTCGGGCAGCGTCTCTCCGAAATTCAGCTGGGCGACACTGTCGTTGCCGCTGTCGAGAGTGCCGCTCAAGTAGAACTGATGGCCCGACCACCGCGAGTCGAACACGGTCTGGTCGAGGTTCGCGATCGACGCATCGACGCCCGGCTTACTGACAACGAGCTTGGCGCTCGGACCGCCCTGCATCAAAACACGCTGGGTCACCCGAGGCTCCGATTGAAGATCATGTAGTCGACGTAAATGCCGTATGCCTCAGAGATGAGGTTATTGAAGACCATCTGATTATTGGAGATCCGAAAACCGTTCTGGATCTCATAGTAGACGGTGCCTCCGATCGTGATGTCCCTCGGCACCGCCATGTCGAGGCGGTACGGATAGGAGACCACACCCGAGTCGATGTACGTCCTGAAGGAGACGAACGGGTTCTGCGGCAGCGGCGCCGGATACGGGATCGCGACGTCGCCGCTCAGGGCTGGCAAAAAGATGCTGCCCGACATGACGACCTGCTCGTTCTTGAGGTCCGATTTCAGCAGGAATTGAGCCGCGGCCGTCGCCGTGACCACGTCAACGCCAGGCACTGACAGCCAGACGCCATATTGCCCAAGGCTCGGATGCAGCCCCATCAGGAACCGGCGGGCCATTACCAGACCTTCCAGGCGATATAGAACAGATTGTACGAAAGCCCGTGCAAGCGAGAGTATCTTGCGAACACCAGGCCGGAATCATCAGGCGTAAACCCGTCCCTCGCGCACAGCACGGCGAACGGCGAGCGCTGAATGGCGGTCGAACTGTTGGCGTCGCGCATGACCAGCGACTGCCCGTATCCCGCGACGCCCGAGGTGATGCTGTAAGGGACAATGTCCACAGCGGGCGGCGTGGGATATGTGCCCGAGTAAAACACCTTCGCGCCGCTCAAAAATGTGTATGCCGGGATGAGACCGACCTCGAGAGGCCTGCCCTGGTTCAGCCGGCTGTCCAGCGACAGGTACTTGTAATCGACAGCCGGCGGAAACTGCGCGTCGTACCCGGGCTTCGACACGGTCACGCGCGAAGCATCGATATAGATCCGGACGGCCATCGTCCGGTCACTCCGAAATAATCAGCGTGCCGGCCGTCAGGTTGATGACCATCTTGCCGTCCGAGCTCTGGATGATGCCGGCCGTCAGCGTCCCGACATTGGCCGTGATCGCGCTCAACACGCCGATGTTCATCATGCGCGCCGTAACCGTGCCGTCGAGATACATATTCGCGGTGATGCCGATCGAGGCGACACCGTTGATCGTGCCAACGGTAAAAACCGGCTTTGGTGCATTCCCGTTGTAGCCCGGCAGCTGAATCTGGAACTTGTCCGCGACGACCGTGAAGGCCGAGACGCCAGATCCACCGTTGACCAGCTGAATTCCGGTTACATAGCCGTTGACGTTGAGCGTGAGAGACCAGGCCGCGGCGGCATAGCCGTCGATCCGCGCGATTGCGGTCGACTGCTCTGTGATCGACGCATTGACGTCGCCAAACTGCGCATTTACCGAGGTCGTGAGATCCGCGACAGCCTGCTGCGCATCGACCGCCACGGTCTGGACCGTGGCGATCTGCGCGAACGCCGCGCCGACACGGGCAGATATTTCCGACTTTAGAGACTTTTTGTCGAGCCAGTTGCGGGCGTCCTGGTTGGCGACGTTCGCAAACGTCGCCTGCAGCGCCGCATTGATCTCGTCGTTGTTTTGATCCTCGACTGCTGTGACTTGGTTTTTCAGGGCCGCATTGAACGACTCGAGCGTGACCATGCCCGGCGACAGCTTGACGGTCGGCGCCTCGAGGTCGACGGTCGAATAGGCGCCGCGCATGGTCGCGTTGACTGCCTGGACGCGGAGCCGCACAGCGGCCAGGCTGATGACCGTATCGAACTGGTTCTCGGCGCCCTCATAGACCTGCGTCCAGTTCTTGCCCTCGTCATAGGAGACGCCGGCGACGTAGTAGATCGCGCCGGCGGTCGGAAACCAACTGGCGAACAGCCGCGGCTCGGCCGTGCCCTGGCTGATGTAGGCATTGAGCCCAAACACCAGCGGGACTTTGTCGTTTGACGGATATTGTGCGCTCGGCAGCACCGGCGGATTGCCGAGATCGGTCGCGTGAACCCGCTCGTCATCAACCACCATGTTGAGCGTGAACTGGTCGCCGTTCGGCGAGCCGTCCAGGACGACGCATAGCCGCGATTGGCTTACGCCCGTGCCGAGGTCGAACGACGGATATTCCGCGCCATCCTCGCGGGCCAGGACGGCCGGCAGCGTTGTCGCCTGCGCGGCCTCGGCGGCTGCCAGGCTGGCTGCATCGAGCACGGCGTGCCCATCGTCGACGCCGCGGCTGCACAGCACCGGACCAAACAATTTCCCGTTGGGCTTCCGCAGGCGGATGTAAAACGGTCCACTATCCCAGACTGGCGCCGGACTGAGCGCCAGAGTCGCGCCGGCGACGCCGACGATGGCGCCGCCATAGCCATAGGTCTCGGGCAGGTCGGATTGCACCCTGACCACAGATCCGCGTGTGATCGCCCTGCCCTCATATTCCGAGCCGAGCGCAACATTCTCCCGCCGATAGATCGACTGCAGGTAATAGAACGCGCATTCCCGAAACGCCTGGTCGCGGTTGACGATGCCGTCGACCCGCTTGGTCTCAGCGTTGACCGACGTGAACGTTTCGCTGTCGGGCGGATACTGCACCTGCGCCGGCCGCCAGGTGCTCTCGTCGACATATTCGACCACGACGGCGTCGGGATCTTCCTCGCCGAGCATGGTGAAATTGACACCCATCGAATCCCGCACGATCTCGCGATCGGTCAGCAGCATGGTCGGCACGTCGCGCCACTCGTCGCGGACAATCGATACGGTATCGCCGAGCCAGAAGTGCTGCGCGCGCGACGGCGCGAGGATCTTGTTCAGCGCATCAGGCACGGCGACGGCCGTCGTAAACCGATAATCGAACGTATCGCCGCGCGCGTCGCAGCCGGCCGCATGGGCTACAACGGCGTTGAAATCGACCTTGGCGATCGACAGCCCCGACCCGTACTGGCCGCTGGTGACCGCGTCGAGGAACGCCCATGCAGGGTTACGGCTCGCCTGGGTAACGAAGGCCGCGCCATTCCAGACCGGCACCTTGCGCGTACCCAGGACGCCGAACTTATAGGCGCCCTGCGTCGACTGCGACGCCTTCAACCGGATCGCGATCGTCGAGACGTCCGGAAACGAATTGTTGCCCTTGAGGAACGAGCGCAGGCCTGCCCAGAGCACCGAGTTACTGCCGCCGGTTCCTGACAGCTCGGCGTCCTCGCGGCGAAAGCGGACAAGATAGCGGCCAGGCGCGACGTCGACCTTCACGCTGTCGCGGACCGGCGCCTGCGAGGCGTACTGCCGCACGATCGAAAACAGCGTGACAAAAGGCCCGGTCTGCGCGCCGGCGTTGTCGCAGGTCGCATATTCCGCCGTCAGGCCGACGTTGGAATAGCCGATCGAGCCATCCTTTCCGTTGACAGTGAAACACCCCGCCGCAAAGACGAAATCGACGGCCAGCGATTGCGCCAGCGTCCCGGCCGGGTTAGCGGCGAACGGCCCGATCCAGTCACCAGGCGACCGCGCCGAGGCGCCGAACGGATTGCCATTCGCGTCAAACTGGCCGCCTGACGTGCCGGTCCCCGACGGCAGCTGCTGACCGCTGACCTCGGCCGACTGGTCGACATTGGTCGGAAACAGCGTGACCGGATCGCCCGGCTCGTAAAAGGCGATTTGCGCATCCGTAAACGTCGCCGAGATCCCGTTGGTCCAATCCCAAAACACGGTGTCGTCGACATAGACGGCCTCATATTCCATACTGCCCATCGTCGGCGACAGCAGCACGTTGAGGTATTGATCGTTGGCGACGAACTCGCCCCAGGGCGTCGCCGCGAAATCCGGATAGTCCTTCACGCGGCCGTACCAGACCGGCAACGGCTGGCCGAGCTTGGCGACGTTGCCCTGCGCCGCGACCGAATAGATCTGGTCCTGCGTCGCGGTCGGTGTATTGGTCGCGCCGGCCTTTGGCGCCACCAGGGCGTTGACGAGCAGCGAGCCGCCGATGCCGATCGCCGCCGTCGTCGCGAGCGCGCCAAACGTGCCGGCGCCGAACAGCGCCGGACCGGCCCAAATGGCGAAGGCCGACACCGCGACCAGCGCGACCAAGCCGATCACCTGCTTGACCGCATTGCCGCCACCCTGGCCGCCGCCGAGCGGATAGGACATGAACCGGACCACGTCGGCCGGCCCGATGCGGCGCGATCGCCAATCCTTGCGCAGCACGGCCTCGCCGTTGATCTCGAGCACGGTCGGCAGGCCCTTTTTGAACTGCCAGCCATACTGCCGATCGCGCGTTGCCCAACCTGTCCGCCGCAGGAAGGCCGCGACGGTCTCCCTCGGCCGCGGCTCGGCGCGGCCGACCTCGAGGCCGGGCATCACCAGGTGCAACACCGGCTGACGCGCGGCATCGCTGCGCCGCTCGCGCCGCGCGCGCGGACGCTCCGGCGAGCGCGCCGGCGACTTGGGAAATCGTTTCACAGATCCGTACATGTCACCGGCTCGAAGAACATAAGGCTTTTCCAACCCACCTGGCGCAGCGCCAGGACGGTCTCGCAGGCGACGCCCGCCTTGCCGTCACAATGGATCACCCGGCCCTCCTGGCGCAGCCAGACGCCGATATGCGCGGGAAACCGCGCATGAGCCATCAGGACCAGCGCGCCGTCAGCGGCCGTCACCAGGCCGCCAGGGCCGTCCGGCACCTGGCGCCAGCGCGCGCGCTCCGGATGGCCGGCAATCTCCTCGAGCACCCAGCGCCGGCTGAAATCGGCCGGCACCGCGATTTGTGGCAGTTCGCGACCGAACAGCTCGCGCTGCACATGGCAGGCGAAATCCCAGCAGTTGCGGGACTGCCAGGCCCATGGCTCGCCGATCAGAGGCGAGAGGAATTCGGCGCGCGTCACGGCAGCAGGCTCGGAAACTGGATGTAATCGTAGTTCTTGGTGAGACGCGGAAACCGCTTGTTCTGCAGGTTTTTCACCATGACCGTTCCGGTCAGCGAGGCCGCGACCATCTGCACGCTGCGCAGCTCGAACTCGATCGGCCCATAGGCCGGCTCGGTCAGGTCGCTGCCGAGGTACTCGCGATAGAGCACCTGGATGTATTCGCGCGTCCCCTGCGCCGCGCGGATCTTCGGCACCAGCTCGCGGTTCACGTTGTCGATCTTGATTGTGGTCGACGGCGGCTGTCCTTCCTTTTGCTCCGGATAGCCGGCCTGGAACGGACAGGCGATGAAAGTCACCGTCTCACCAGGGTTTCGCGGCGCGGCCAGCTCGAGCCCAAAGGCCATATCGTCGCCGACATTGGCGACGACCCGTGCCGGCTGATCGAACGACGACTGCCAGAGCTCGAGCGTGTAGAAGATCCGCGAGCTCGGCGGACAGGAGGCATAAGCCTCCAGCAAAGCTTCGTTCTGCGTCGGCATGGCTAGACGTCGTAAACCCGCAAGGTCATCGTAACCGCGACCTCGGTCGGCCCCAGATAGGTATAGGTCAGCTGCGTGCCCGGCTTGATGAACTGACACACCTTGTTGACGTAGCTCGAGCCGAGCCAGACATCGGCCGTAAATCGCGCAGTGCCATTATTCAGCGTGTTCTTCACCCAAGCGACGAAGGTGTCGTGCTCGGCCATGGGCATCCAAACAGTTTGCGTGATAGTGCCGACATTGTCGCCCGGTCGCGACCGCTGGCGGGTGTTGCCACCCTCCATGTCGGTCACGACAGGATCTAGCGCGCGCTGCAGCGGCCGGAAGCTATCCGGGTCTGGCATGTAGGAAGAGATCGGCCAGGACGGCATCGGCATGGCTATTGCCCCGTAAACGGCTTGAGACCGTACTGGCCGCTCAGCACTCTGCGGCCGGCGCCGGTCGACAGCGAATCTCCGACCGCGCCATCAACCGCTTTGCGCAGCGTCACGGTCACGTCGCCGTTCGGAGCCTTCTGCACCGATGGCGTCGCATCGGTGTAGTTGTTGATGGTGACATTCGACGCCTTGCCGCCGCCGGCGCCGGCGCCGAGCGCGGCCATCTGACCAGGCGTGAACACGCCCTCGCCCTTCTTTGCGATGATCGGCACCTCGTCGCCGGCGATGCCCCCCGTATGGAAGCGCGGAGCGCCGTTGAAATTCGCCGCATGCACGTAGCGCAGCGAGGTCGGCTCCGAGCCGATGATGCCGCCCGTGTGGTAGAGGCCACCGAGCCCGCCGACGCCGGCGCCGCCGGTCGAGCTCGCGGCTCCGCCGGTCGAGCCAAATGAGAGCCCGCCGAGGCCGCCGGCGGCCGACTGCAGCGCGCGCATCAGCGGCTCGACCACAGTGATCTTGATGATCATCTGCTCGATCGCCCGCACGACCGCGGTCGCCATGTCGGAAAAGCCCTGCCCTACCGTCTTGGTGCCGGAGGCGATGTCGGCCAGCCCGGTCGTGAGATTCTGCTCGATCGCCTGCCCCATTTCCTTGAAGGCGTTGTTGCTGCGGATCGCCTGCGCCTCGACGCTCGCGAGCGCCGTGGCCACGTCGGGATAGAGGCCCTTGAGGTGCTGCGCGATCTGGACGTCATCCTGCGATAGCAGCGCGGTATCGCGGTTGAACTTGATGTCGGCCGCGACCTTGGCCCGTTCCAGCGCCTGCGCTGCCACGCCGGCGGCATCGCCAAGGCCGCTCATTTCCGCCTTAGCGCGCGCCGCCTCTCGGCTCAGCCCGTCCTTCATCCCGGCCGCGGTCAACTGCGCGACCACACGCGCCTTTTCCTGTTCGGCCACTGACATGCCGACCGTCGCGGTCGCAGCCTGCGTTACCTCCATGTACTTCTGGACGGCCTCGACCGCGCGGCTGTAGGCGCTTGCCGTGTCCTCGGCAGCCTTGGGCGCGATCGACGTATCGTTCCGCCGGTTCAAGCCCTCGGCCAGGCGCTTGCGGGCGTCGGCGAGCAGCGCCTCCCGCTGCGCGCTGTCAGCCGCCGAGGTGTCGGCCGTGCCTAGGAGCTTGCCAGCCGAATTGATCGCGGTCGACGCCGGCGCGCCGACGACGGGCAGCGCGCCGATATAGGGCGCCGCCTTCTGCAGCAGGTCGCCCGCGGTATGCATGAAATCGACCAGCGGCGACAGCGCCGAGGCAATGCGCGTGCCGAGCTGGAACACCGCGTCGACCGCTTTGGCGATCTCCTCGACGATGTCGACCCAGGTCTCCTTCATCTTGATGCCGAGCTGCGTCAGCACGTCCTGGATCGGGTGCCAGCGCTGCGAGAGGATCTTCTCGGCCGCGTCGAGCCGGTCCTGCAGCTCGACCGCATTGGCGATCGTGCCGGCCGAGATCAGATCATGAGCCCTGATCTTGTCGGCCTTCTCGAGCAGGTCGTCGAGATATCCGGAATCCTTCGCCAGGTTGGCAGCCGCCTGGTCGCCGAGAAATGACCGCGTGATGTCGATCGCGGCCAGGCGCTGGCCCTTTTCGAGCGCCTGGTCGGTCAGGCTCGCGATCGCGCGCAGCCGCTCCTCGTTGGAGTTGGCGCCCTGCAGCTGGGCCACGCCGCTGTTGCCGCTGAAATTGCCGGCCTTGACCAACTCGTCGAGCCGGTTCTGTGCGCTGGAGCCGCCGAGCCGCGGCGCCGCCGCCTCGTTGAGCTTCTTGAAGGCCTCAGTCAGCGCCTCGACCGGCGTCTTGGCCTCCTCGGCCGCCTTGGCGATGCGCTGATAGAATTCCGTCGACAGCCCGGCGGTCGCGGCCTTCTGCGACAGCTCGACATATTCCGCCAGCTTGGCGTTGCCGAGCTCCCAGGCCTGCGTCGTCAGCTTGATAACGTCATAGATCAGGAAGGCCTTGCCGAGCAGCGAAAGCGCCGGCAGCAACCTGGACGCGATCGTGGCGGCCGTGCCGCCGAGCGTCGGGCTGAATGCCTCCATCGCTGCGCCGGCCTGCTTGACGTTGCCGGCGAGCAGCGCGAAGGCCGGAAAGGTGGTCTCGATCGCCGTGCCGATCCGCACAACGCCCGTGCCGGCGACATTGGTCGCCGTCACGATGCCGGCCGCAACGGCCTCGAGCGCTGTCCCAGCGCCCTGGAGCGCCGGCACCGCCATCCCGTTCACGACGCCGCGGAACGCCGGCGAAAACGCATAGGCTGCCTCGGCCGCCTGGCGCAGATGGTTGGCCGCCGAGGCCGCGCCCTCGCCCGTGATGCTCCAGCCGTCGCGATTGTCGTTCGCGACCTGCTTGGTCTGAGCCAGGTTCTGGTTTGCCGCCTGGATCGAGGCGGTCAGACGATCGAGCGCCGCCCGCGTCTGGTCGACGTTGTCGGCCTGGCCGCGGATCGTGACGGTCCGGATTGTGTCAAGCGAGGGCATCTAACTCTCGGCGGGTTTGGTTTTGTAGGCGAGATACGCGGCATCCATCGCGCGTATCACCTCGACGAAGCGATCGAAGTCGTCCTGCACCAGGCCATAGCGCTCGGCATAATGGTGGATCGAGCGCCAGGGGATCGGACCACGGCCGAAGCCGACCGGGCGATCGGTCGAGAGCTCACGGAAGGCCGTGGCCTCGAACCAGAGATGACCGAACAGGTCGACGCGGCTCGCTACACACGGCAGCGTGTGGAGCGGCACGCCGGCGGCCGTAGCCGCGGACGTGATCGCGTCGATCTTGTCGGCCCAATCCAGCTGCCAGGTCAGGACGTCTACGAGTTTTTTGTCTCGATCTCCTGGACCGGCTTGCGGCGCTGCGCGATGACGCCGCCGGCGTAAGCAGCGCCGGCCTGGAACACGCGAAAATCCGGGTCGAGCAGCAGCTTCTGGCCGATCTCGCGCGTGTAAGCGAGCGGCGTCTTGCCGTCCTCCTCGGTCAAACCCTCGACGTCGATGACGACCGTTTCGAGCAGCAGGATGCCGGCAATGCGGTCCTGGTCGGCCGGCGCCAGGCCTTCCGCGCGGTCGCCCGCCGGGATCTCGCGGACCAGCTTGCCCTCGAGCAGCCGATAATCCTTGTTGTTGGTGCCGCGAGCGCGAATGCGAATGCCGGGCAGGTTCGGAATGCTATCGACCCAATCGCCCTGCTCAATCAGGGCGGAGTCGACGCGGATGGCGGATAGCTTCATTTTGTTTTGACCTCCAAGTCAGATCCAGGGCTTCCACCTGGCGCGAGACCTTTTCGGGATCTCTCTGCTTTCGAGCCGTCCAACCTCGACGAGGCTCCGTTGGCGGTCTCCGGCTTCCCATGGGGTCAGCGCAAGATTTCCTCGCTCGGAAGCGCTGACCAAACAGGAGGACTGTGCGGTTATGACGTCGGCAGGTACCAGAAGCGGCCGACCGACATGGTGTAGCCGAGCGTCGGATGGCGGGTTGCCGTGAACTGGCCGTCGAGGATGACGTCCGCATTCTTGCCGCTCACAGACGGCGCGCCATCGCTCAGCTTGATGCTGGGAAAGTCGAACAGCATCGATTCCCGGTTGCCATCCGCGCGACCCACGCGCGTATCGAACGAAGTGCGCGTGTTGTTGATGATCTTCTGGTAGATCGAGGGATCGCCGAAATAGGTCTGCAGCGTGCCCGTCACCAGGCAATCGCCATTGCCCGTGCCGACCGCGCCAACCGAGCCGATCGCGTTCTGCGCGCGCAGATTGTCGTTGATCGTAAAGCTGGCCTTCAGAACGAAGTTCGGCCCTGCGATCGGCGAGCCGTCGAACCCGATGCGGCCGATATTGCTCGAGGTATTGAGCACATCGAACGTCGACGCCGGCAGGTCGGTCGCGCCGGTCGCGCGCACCATCGGCGCCGGCAGATAGGCGTCGCGGCCGAGATAATTCTTGGTGTAGGTCACAACGTCCTGCGTGTTCAGGTCGACCTGCAGCGTATTGATCGTCATGCCGCGCAGATACTCGTAGGTCACCGGCGCGTGGTCGAGGTACTGGCGCTCGATCGTGTTGGAACGCTTGGTCGAGCCGTTGAACAGGATGTCGCCCGTGAACACCCGCAGCGTGACGCCGGCCGCCGCGTCGGCCGCCCAGCCCGCCGGCACGCGGTCAAACGACAGCTTGTGTGCAGCAATCGCCGAAACGCGGCACCAATCGTTATTGGCCGCGGTGCCCGTGAACGAATGCCCGGCATTGTCGGCATCGCCGAGCTTGACCCACTCGCCGACCGAAATGCCGAGCGTCGTGAAATCGAGCACGGTCGAGCTCAGCCCGTTGCCGCCGGCGGTCACCGCCGTGACGTCGCCGGCGGCGCCTTCGAAGCCGACCGTGCGGACCGACGCACCAACCGGGATTGGCGCCGTCTCGGCCGTGAACGTCGCAGCCGGATAAGTGATCGAGACGGCGGTCGAAGCAGTCACGCGCGCCAGCTTGTTGTTGCTGGCGGTCGGCATGTTCTGCAGAAGCGTGAGCGCACCGACCACGAAAGCGGCGCCGCCGGCGGCGACCGTCAATGCCGTCGCCGAGACGTCCGAAATCTCGGTATCGATCGTCGCGACCGTGATCGCGGGATTGTTTGACCAGGTGCCCTGCAGCGCCTCCTCGAAATCGTCATCGGCGCCGTTGAACGCGAGCTCGCCGCCGATCGCTCCGCCGGCGTCGATGCCGACCAGGATCAGGTCGCGAACCTGCCGGCTGGGGTCGATGACGTTGCTGGTCTTGGTCTTCGGCGTGGCCTTGATCCCGCTCGAGGTCTGCAGGATCTGCTTGAAAACCGGGTTGGCCGGGATGACGCCGAACGTCGTCTCGCGGACTTTTCCCAACGCAACGCGGTTGGTCGACTGAAGGTCACCCATGTCTGTTCTCTCCGATGGATTTTGGATTAGGCGAAAAAGTCGGACTGGTACGGGACCGCGGACGACAACTCGACGCGCGTGCCACCGACGAATTGCGGGTCGCCCTGCACCGCCGGGCTCGGCGCAAAGGTGGTGACGCCGGCAAACTGCTTGCCCCGGAAGATCGCGCGCGCCTGGTCGATGAGCGTTGTGGCCGGCGCAAGCGGATCGCCCGTCCTGACGGAGAGCACCAGGCGAAACGCCCCCTCCTCACGCCAGAGGTTGGCGCCAGGCGCGCCGATGGTGATCTGACGCTCGTTGGCGACCGGAAACTGCAGCACTAGGTACATCGACCCGTCGGCCGCCCCCTGCGCCGTGGTGTCCTGGTCAAGCACCGGGCAGCCGTTGAACACGTCGCCGAGCCGCGCCTTAACCGCATCGATTACCGCCTGTCGCGCCACGTCAGCCCCGCAATTGGATTGAGATCGCCGGCACCCGCACGTCCGACACATCGCCGGCCTTACCGGCCAATAGCGCGTCGCCGATCGGCGCCCGGTACACGAAGCGGATCAGCGCCTGGTTGCCGAACCGCTGCGCAGCGAGCGCCGCAACGGCCTGGAACACGCCTTCCGGCGCCTGGCGCGAGGCGCCCTCCTCGAGCTTGCGGGCGTAGGGCAGCGGCGACAGAAACACATATTCCGAGGCCGCCAGGATCTCGCCGGCCGGGTCAGCCAGGACGCCATCGGCGTAGAACTGGAACGAGTCCCGAAAGCGGCCGGTCAGCACCGGCGCATGCGCGCGGAGCTGTTCGGCGACCCAGCCGAAGATCTCCGGCAACAGCTGGAACGTGTAGACGATGACACCGTCCGGCCGGACCTGGTCCTCGGCAACGCCGCTCTGGCCGTCGACCAGGGTCGTATGCGCGGGCACGAACCCGAGCGCCTTCTCGTTGACCGTCTGCGCCTCGGCGAGTTGCTCGCGCGCCACGGCCGCGATCGCCGCGCTCCGCGCCGCCGGCGAGAACTCCTCGCGGATCAGCACCTCGAAATCGAGGTCGAGCGCGTCAATCGAGCCGGAAAGCATCAGCCGCCTGCGATGATCTCAAGCGCGATCACGACGCCGGCGATGCGGCGTGTCATGTCGTCGGGAAATTTGACCGAGATCTCGCGGCCGTCCAGGACCAGCTTATCGGTCGACGTGAGCGGTAGCAGCGCCGACAGCGGAACCTTGCCCTCCGGCACCACAGCCGCGGGATCATTAAGCAGAATGACCTTGATGTCGCCCGCCTTGATGCCGCCGACGAGCTGCTCGGCCTTCAGGCCGAACGGCCGGCCGAGAGCGACGGCCTCGGTCGGCACGCGCGCGTTCGCCGGCCCTGACCAGCGCCGCACGATGATGCTTTGCCCGTGCTCCTGGAGCGCGCGCCGATGCTGCTCGAGGGACTCGTCCGGCGTCACTGGCCGTCAACCTTGCTGGTGATGACCTGGCCGACCTCGGAGCCGGTCGAGCCGGTCTCGCCATCGTTTGGGCCGCCGTTGTCCGCAGCGAGCATGGTGCCGAGCAGTTGCTCGAGCTGTGCCGAGTTGCTCTCGAGCTCGCCGGCGTGCCCTTGCAGCGCCTTGTGCTGGTCGTCGATCTTGTCCAGCACGCGGTCGAAGCGTTGGCCGGTCACGCCGATATCCGATTCCAGCTTTTTCGCCCGCGCCAGGCGCGAGCGCATGCCGGCCAGCTCGATCGGCCGCTTGATATCGATCATGTCGATTGCCTCCAGGAGTTGCGGATGCCGCTCGAGCAGCTCGAGCCGCAGTTTCAGGTGCGCGATCGCGACCAGCGCCGTGAGCCGGTCCATCGCGGGCTCATTTCGCGCGGACGCGCAGCTTGACGGTACGCTCGAAGAAACGGCCGCCCGCGGTGTCGACACGGTTAACGATGCTGTAGATCGCCCCTTCGACGCCGCCGGTCAGCGTGACGGTCGTCGCAGTCGCCGTGTTGCTCGAGGCGCTGGCGACGATGCCGGGCGGGAGCACGTAGCTCGAATTCTTGATGCCGTCTGAAGGCGCGACCTTCTCACCAGCAGCGCGGCTCGCCAACTCGACCGGCGACAGCAGAACATCGGTCCAGTCGAAACCGTAATCAGCCGCCTCCTCCGGAGCCTTTGCCGGCCAGAACAGCAGCGTGCGCGGATACCGCGGCGACTTGACCAGGCGATCGGCCATCACCACACCTCGGCCAGCATAAGCGCCGTGACAGCGTCGGGGATCATCTTGGCGACGTCGGCCGAGGCCTGCCAGCCCTTCTCGCTGACGCCGATCACTGAATCCTTGACCAGGCCAGGATCGCGCCCACCAAGGCTGTAGAGGTGCCTGATCTGCAGCAGGATCGCCGCTTTGACGTTCGGCGGCAGGTCGTCGATGTCCTCATAGCCGGCATCGAACTCGATCACGATCGGCTCCGGCGCATAGGAGAACAGAACCGGCCAGCACGTGCCGAATTTCGGGAAGATGCGGATGCTGTCGCCCGCGGTTTGCACGACATAGCTCGCAGGATCGAGCGTCTGCTGCGTCTCGGTCGCCCAATCAACAAACATTATCGAGTGGACCGCGTCATAGGCGACCGGCGCGATCGGGATCTCGATCACATGCCGCCAATGCGGCAGCACCCACTGAAACGTGCGCGGCACAAAAGCCCGCTGCACAAGAGCCTCGCAATGCGCAGTGGCAGCACCGATCATGCCACCGATCAACGCATCACTGGCCGTCCCGGTAACGCGCAACTGCGCCTTGGCTTCGTCGAGTGAGACCGGATAGCCGGCGGGTCGTTGGGAGATGCGGAGCATGAGGGAATGACCCGAGGTTCTCTAGGGAAAATTACGGCGCCGCCGGGAAAGGGAGAAAGGCGCCCCCGGCCGAACGGCCGGAGGCGGTTGAAGCGTCAGATGATCTGCGCCTCGGTCGCGTTCTTATTGTCGGATGCGAAGCCGTAACGGGCATCGAGCCCGAGCACGGCGGCACCGACCTGCGACGCCGCGGTGCCGACCGTGATCGACACGCGGAAGAACTTGAAGCCGTTATTAAAGTCGAGATCCTCCTGCTTCAGGTTGATCGCGGCCTGCTTGTTATCGTCGTTGTTGGCCTTCGTGAACTGCACGATGGCCTTGCCGGCGACGTCCTTGGTTCCAGTGCCATCGGTCTTGGTCGCCTGCTGCAGCTTGGCGTCGACGGTTGCCAAGGCGCCGAGCGCGCCGAGCTGCACCAGCGCCAGGAAGTTGTGAAACACGGTCGCATCGATCCAACCTGAAGTAACGGTCGCAGCGGTCGACTGCGGCGCGATGGAGTCGACAATCGCAACGCGCTGTGACGAAAGGTTTGCGGGTCCAGACATTTGAAATCACCTCGATTCTGCTGTGTCGAGGCGGCGCCGGTTGCGCGAGCCTCTACCCTAGACAGCAAAAAGCCGCCCCGTTTCCGGAGCGGCTCCTCTTGCGATAGCGGCGCGCGATCAGGGACGCGTTGCAAGCGCCACGAAATGCGACTTGCTGTTATTGCCCTTGGCTGCCGGGATCGGCTTGGACAGATAGGGCTGCCCGCCGACGCGGAAGATCCAGCGGAACGCCGTCAGGTTCTGGTCGAAATAGAGGTGGATCGACGCGGCAAAGTCGATGCCGCCGCCCTGCTTCGTCGCCAGAGCGTAACCGGAGAGATCCGCCAGGACGAGGTCGCCAACGGTGCCGACCGTCTGGCAATGCTCGTTGAAGGACAGCTGCTCGCCGAGAAGAATCCCGCCCTTGCGGATCGCACCACCGGACAGCGCCTGGTTGATCGGCAGCCAAGCAGCGTTGTTTCCGATCGTCATGGTGCCGAGCTGCGGAATGGTGTCGCGGTTGGCGAGCCATTGCGGGCTGCCGCCCGGCATCTCGAAAAGCCGCGCCATCATCTTCAGGACGTTGGCGGTCACGATCGTACCGGTCGCCTGGCCGGCTTCGGCCGCCACGGTGATCAGCGCCTGCGAATTCATGAAGCCGAGCGGCTTGCCGTTGCCGTCACCGTTGACAACGCCCTCAAACGCTTTCCAGCGGATCGCGCGAGCCGCCTGCGTCAGGATGCGGTTCTGCAACCGCGGCGCGTCGTCGAGGATCTCCTGCGTCGCGAGGACGAAGGCATACAGCTCATGCAGCTGCATGATGGTCGGCGTGAGCGCGGCCTTGGTGGCGATCATCTGCGAGCCTTCCGAGCGCCAGGCCGCCTGGACGCCGGCAGCGCCCCAAGGCGTGGTCTCGTCCTTTACGATGCCGACCGTGTTGCCCTGCGTCGGCTCCGGGTTGCAGAAGCCGAGCAGGTCGTTGTCATCGAACACCAGCGACCAGATCTGCTCGCGCCACTCGGTCGGGACGAGGATACCCTCGCCGCTGCTGCCCTGGTTCTGCTGATAGCCGGTTGCGGCCGCAGCAAAGCGCGGGTCGGCAACGCCGTTGACCTGCAGATTGCGCACGGAGACGGCAAACTCGGCCAGGCTCTTGAAGCCGGCAGTCCGCGCCGGGTCGGTATCGTTGACGACGGTTGCGAGTGCCGGACCGCCGAGCGCGGTCGAGCCGAATAGCGAGGCGCGCTTGGCCGCCTTCTCCTCGGCCGTGATCTCGGTATCGAGCCCCTTGACCTCGGCCTCGAGCGCGTCGACTTCGCCCTCGAGCGTCGCAAGCTGCGCGGCCTCGGCCTCGGTCAATTCGCCCTTCGCCAGCAGCGCGTTGAGCGCCTCCAACTTGGTTTTACCGGCCTTTGCCTTCTCGGCGCGGGCCTGGCGCAGCTTCTTCAGATCCTTTCGCATGGATCACTCCTGGTTTGCGATGACGCCGGACCGAGAGCCCTCACTCCCGCGGTCCGGCGACGCGGGTGGGCAACTCAAAACTGGAAAGCGGGAACTACTCGAAGAAGAGAGCCGAGCGCCGGCGCGTGGCCGCACGAGCGGATGGTGCCTTGGCGACAAGACCTCCGATGACCTGGTCGAGGGTCGCGACGCGATCAGCCATGCCGCGCGAGATGGCGTCCTTGGCGCCGAACATGCGGCCCTGGCCGAAATCTTCGCGGACCTTGGCCTGCGAAATGCGCCGGCCGCCAGCGACAGCCTTGATGAAATCAGCTCCCGCGTCGTTGATGCGCCCCTGGATATATTCGCGGGCGTCATCCGACAGCGGTCCGTATGGGTGCGCCTCGTTCTTGCGCGGCGATTGCTCGGAGCGGATCATCGTCACGTTGATGCCGGCCTCCTCAAGCGCCTTGGAATAGTCGACGTGCATCGCCATTGCGCCGATCGAGCCGACATCGGCGGACGGCGACATCACGATCTCGGAGGCCTGCGACGCGATCCAGTAGGCTGCCGACGCCGCCAGCGTATTGACGCAGGCGATGACCGGCTTTTTCGTTGCCGCATAGGCGAATGCCGCAGCTGCCTCGGCCGTGCCCTGAACTGTACCGCCAGGGCTATCGATATCGCCGACGATGGCGGCGACATCAGGATCATCAGCCGCGCGCGTGGCCTGCGAGGCGATGCCGGCGAGCGACGAACCGAACCAGCTGCCGCGCGGCGTGAGCGGACCGGATACGGAGATCAGCGCGATCTTGCTGGGCTGGACCGTGACGCTGGCGGGAGAAGCGGCCGCAGCCTCCTCGCGCGCATGCACGCGCCCCAGGCAGGCCGGTAGCACACTCAGCTCGATCGCGACGACGGGGTCGATCGCCGCAAGCTCCGCCATCACATGGCCGTTGCCCCAACACCAACGAACGCGCGCTTCCGTTAGGCCCTCTGCGAGCCGGATATCGTTGGCAGACGCCCATTTACTCGGCATTATCGCCCTCCTCCTCACCACCTGGTTGACGATCGCCGCCTGATCCGCCCGCACCAGTATCGGCACCGGCTGAATCCTTGGTCAGCGGATTCTTGTAGTCGTCACCGCCGGGGTCCGTGCGCGGCGACATGTTTTCCCAGCGCAAGATGTCGTTGGCCGAAAGCCACTCGCCCTGACGGCCGATCAGATAGGCGCGGTAGCGATTGAGCAGGTCGCCGCGCAGCAGGCCGAAGAAATTGTATTCAATGAACAGGTCGCCGTTCTCGTTATCGAGCAGCAGATCGCGCTCCGCGGCCTGCTCGATCGCAACAGCGAGCGGCGCAAGACAATAGACGACGAATTCGCTACCCTGCTGCTCGATATTGTTGTTGGTCGACCGCTTCAGCCGACCGGCGCGGTGCGGCGGATAGCTCCAGAGGCCGAACACGGCCGTATCGGCCGAGTCCTCGGTCTCGAGGAGCTGCGCCTCGGCGTTGGTGACCTTGAGCGGGGTATATTCAGCTCCGTGCGTGAGCAGACGATCGCGGTGCCGATTTCGGCCCGTTCCGCTCGCCCGCCACGTGTTCAGGAATTCCTGCTTGTCTTCCTTGTCCTTGAACGTGCCGGGATGCTTGATGATGCCCCCGGTGCCGCCGTAGTTGGAAAACCAGAGATCCCCGTAGTCGTGCACGGCGATCGCGCGGGCAAAGACATTCTTTGCGGTCTCGAAGATCGGTTCACCGAGCAAGCCGTCCTCGCGCAGCGGATTGCCGCGCAGGTGCCAGAGTTCGTCCTCGCGATACGTCTCCGGAGCGAGAGAGGTATTCTGGACGATCGTCGCCGGAGGATTGAACGTGTAGTAGAGCCGCCCGTCATAACGGCGCTCGACCAGCGCCAGGCGGCGCGGATGGATCAGATCGAGGCCGCCGAGGCCGTAGGGCTCCGGACCGAGGCGATCGCTCGGCGGCAGGATGCGAGCAAACCCGTTGCGGTAGTAAGACAGATGCCAGGCCAGCTCGCCGATGAATTCGCCGGGCGCATTCCGCTCATTCGGACGCGACCCGAGCATGCGCGTGACCGGATGATCCGGGAGCGGCGTCCGTGAGCCTTTTGGACCGCGCCGATAGACGGAGACCGGCAGTGTCGATAGCGCCGACGACAGCCCATAGCGCACCGACTGGACAGCGCCAAGTTGCGAAACGTTGTGGTCGGATACATTCACGCCGGCGAGCGACATGCCGCCACCCAGCGCGCCCCAATACTGCTGATCCCACTGGTCGCGCGGCTTGGTGACGTCGATCGAGTCGGCCATCGCGCGGAGCGCGCTGCCGATGCCGGAGAGAATGCCCATCAAATCACCGTCAGGATGTCAGCGCCGGTCACGAGCGTGCCGGCCTGCGGATTCCAGCTCATCAGGATCGCGGCCTGCAGCAGCGCGATGAACGGGTCGATTTTTGCCGTTCCGGCGAGCTGTTTGGTCACCATGTCCGCGTTGCCACGGCGCTCGACCTTCACGTTGCCGACCACCCACGTCATCAGCGCCTGGCCAGCGTGCCAGAACGTCATGTCGGCGAGCTTGAAGTCGATCCCGTAGACCGCTGGCGCGAGCGCTGTGCCCTGCAGCAGCCGCCGCAGCATGTCGTCGGTGATACCGACACCGGTCAGCGCCTCAATGATCGCCGCCGCCTGGTTGGGGTCGATCCCGACCGCGTTCTTCTCCGGGAGCAAGCCACTCGCCAGGACCTGCGCAACCATTGCCGCCAGTTCATGCAGCGCGCTCGCCATTGGAGTGATGCTCATCGACCCTTCGTCGACAAACTCCTGCAGCAGCGCCGCAATGTCTTTCCGGCGCTCGAGGACGACAGGATCGGCCCAGGCAAACGCCCAGGACAGCCAGTGTCGGGTCCCGCGCTCGCGACCGATCACATGGAGACCGAGCAGATCGTCGCGACCGCCGCTGTCGATGCCAATCGTCACCACCTCGCAGCGGGCAAGGATTGTCTCGAGGTCAAGCCCCTCAATCGCCTGCGCATCCCAGCAGTCGGCCCCGCGCCAGCCGTCATTGTTAATGCCAATGCCGATCTCGATATTGAGGTGCTGCGACGCCCAGACCTTGATCGCGTCCTCGCCCTTTTCGCGCTCCGACTCCCAATCAGCTTTGAGCGCGTCGAGGTGGATCGACCGGCCGAGGTTCGGCATGACCATCGGCCAGTTGGCCGGGTCCTTCCACCGCTCCACCTCCCCGCGCTGCCGTTCCTCGCGCGTGAGGCCGGCGATCTCGGGCGGAAACTCGTAGAGCACCGGCAACATCGGCCGAATGATCTTGCCCCGGTACTTTCCGTCACGGACGTTACGCGCGTACTTCAGCTCCGCCTTGAAAGCGCCGGCCGGAACCTCGTCACTTTGCGTCGTCGTGATCATCAGCAGGCCCTCCTGCGTCTTGTCGAGGCCGCCGCGGATCTGGCGCAGCACCTTGGAGGTGTGCGCGCTGCGGCCGAGAACATGCAGCTCGTCGACCAAGACGAAAATCAGCGACATCGCGCCAGTGAGCACGTTGGTATCGAAGGTCTTCACCTTCATTTCCGCCTTAGTGACCAGGTCCTCAATCGTCTTGAGGTGATCGCGCGGCCGAAAGCGTCGCTTCAACTCCGGCGACACCTCGATCATGCCGACCGCCTGCTCATAGGCGCGGTCAGAGATCGACTGCGTCGGGCCGACGAACAGCGCCTGCGCGCGCGGCCGGGCGTTCATCAGCATGGCGACGATCATCATCGCGGCCGAGTTGGTCGTTTTTGACGAGCCTTTCGGCACTAACGTGAAGATGTCGCGGATGTAGCGAACGCGGTTGACCGGGTCCCAGCTGCCGAACGCGGCGGACACAATGTCGCGAAACCACTGCCCCGACGCCTCGCGCATCCGCGGCGTGCCAGGAACGTCAGGCAACTGGATCTCGTCATAAAACTCGCGCGCCATCTCGGCCTCGTCGCCGAACAGCGGCAGATCCGGGATGAGCGAGCGGCCATCGCGCAAGCGATCGGCCCAATCCGGACAGGAGAGGTCCCACATGGCGCTTCAGGCCGCCTCGGCACCGGCGGCCAGGCGCTGGTCCTCGCGCGCCGCTTCGATTTCATCGAAGGTCCGGCCGTCGCCCTCGAGCGTGGCGGCCTGGCCGGTGAACGCCTGCCAGCGCTTCACGTCGATGTCGACATAGATCGGGTTCAGCTCGATCGCGAAGCACTTGCGGCCGCTCATCTCCGCAGCGATGAGCGTCGTGCCGGAGCCAGAGAACGGCTCATAAACGGCATCGCCCGGCTGCGAGTTGTTCTCGATCGGCCGGCGCATGCAATCGACCGGCTTCTGCGTGCCATGCCCGGTATCGGACTTCACATGCTCGATGTTCCAGACGGTCGACTGCTTGCGGCCGCCTTCGTAATGCCCGACCCTGCCTTCGCGGACCGTGTAGGTCGCGACTTCATGCTCCGGGACGAAGTGCCACTGCTCGTCGGCGCCATCCTTGACGCCGTAGAAGCACGGCTCATGTTGGAAATGGTAGTCGCCGCGGCCGAACACATGCCGCTGCTTCACCCAAACGATGTGAGCGCGGATCTTGAAGCGGCAGGCAACAAGCGAGTTGCCGACTTCGTGGCAGTGCGAGCCCGCATGCCAGATGTACGCGACATCGCCTGGGAACAACGCCCATGCCTCGCGCCAGTCCGCGCGGTCATCGTTAAGCACCTCGCCGAGCGCCTGCCCTTCGCTGCCGTAGCCCGCCTCAACACGCCAGCTCGGCTCGTATTTCACGCCGTATGGCGGATCAGTGACCATCAGATGAGGCTTGGCCCCGGCGAGCACGCGCGCCACGTCCTCTGGGTTGGTCGAGTCGCCGCAGGTCAACCGATGGCGGCCGAGCAGCCAGACATCGCCACGGGCGGAGACCGCGATCGGCGCCGGCGCCGGCGCGTCGTCGGGATCGGTCAGACCAGGCGACGGTTGATGCAAGAGCCCCGCGATGCGGCCGGGCTCAAAGCCGAGTTGGTCGAGCGGGACACCGAGACCATCAAGCTCGATAATCTCGAGCTTCAGCAGTTTCTCATCGTAGCCGGTCGAGAGATTGAGCTGATTGTGCAACAGGCGGAAGCGGCGCTTTTGATCGTCGGTCCAATCGATCGCGATCGCGACGCGCACCTCCGCAACGTTTTCCTGCACCAAAGCCAAGTGGCGGCCGTGGCCCGCGATGATCTCGCCGGCCTCGTCGACGAAAACCCGGTCAACCTCGCCGAATTCGCGATACGATGCGCGGATTTTGTCGATCTGCTTTTGCGGATGTTGCTTCGCGTTCCGCTTGTAAGGACGAATCCGGCCGATCGGCCAGATCTCCTCGCGAATGCGGTACGGCAGATTGCGCGGCGCGCTCTGCTCGATCACGGCCGGCGCCTGCCCTTCCGATTTTTTCGACTTTCTAGGCATCGAACAGCTTTCTCCGCGCCGCCGGCGACATGTCGAGCATCGCGAACAATTCACGCTGCCGCTTCAACGCAGCGGCCAGCAGGGGCACATAGGGATGCACCTTCACGCGTTCGACGTTGGTCGCCTTCTCGCGGTAGACCTCAAGATTGATCGCCGAGAGCTGGCTGCGGTAATCCGCAATGCGACAGCTCTCGACGCAGAACTCATTGATCAGCGCCCTATAGCGCGGCGACGGCGACCAGCTCGGCGGATCATCGGCAAACACATCGGCGAGCGCGCGCCAGGCCGCCTCTACCTTTGCCGGCAGGCCGCTCGGCATTTGCGCGAGAAACTCGGCCCTGCGAGCGGAGCACGCAGCCGCCTCGATCTCCGCCAGGCGCTGCGCCCGCTTGGTCAACTTGGTCACGAGTTGAGCCCTTGCCGACGCGCCATCAGCTCGCCGAGGCGCGAGCCGGTGTTAGGATTTTGCGCGGCGACGATCGCGGCGTCCTTCTTGCCAAGCCGCTCGGCGGCTGGCTTGTCCGCCGGCGCCGCCGGACGCTGCTGGCCGTACAGCATCAGGTCGTTGTGCTCCTGCACCTTTCGGAACTCGCGCATTGCGCCGACGTTGCCGGCCTCAACCTGCTCCCAGAGCTTCATGGCCAGGCGCGCATCGAGGCGATCGCGCGCCACCTCCCGCAGGTTCAGCTCGGAAAAATAATACTTCCGCAGCGTCGGCAACGTGATCAGCATCGCGCCGGCAATGCGCTCGTTGCTCCAACCGAGCCCGACTAACATGCTGACTCGATTCCGGTTTTGCTGGGTCGGGACGTGCGCCGGCCGACCACGCCCGCCATGATTGGCGGCGACAGGATCGCCGAACAGGTCGAAATTCGCGCCCATACTGAAAAAAAACCTGCGAATGAGAGAGGGGCCGGTCCGCGGGAGGGCTCGCCGTGAGGAATTACCCCACCCCCACCCATCTCAATGCCAGACGCCGCGCGTCGCCAATGACTGCTGCTCTTCGCGCTGCTTGTCGCGGTCGTGGCAAGCCTTGCAGAGCGTCTGCAGGTTCGCCTCGTCCCAGAACACCGCCTCGTTGCCGCGGTGCGGTTTGATGTGGTCACACACCAAGAGCGACGTGTCGCCTTCGATCCTGCCGCAGCCCTTGCGCTGGCACGTGTAGAGATCACGACGGAAGATGCGCAGTCGCAAAGCCCGCCAGCGCGCGAGCTTGTACCAGGCTTTCCAGGGCGGCTGGGGCATTCACCCAAAGGAAAGGCCGACCATCTTGCGATGGTCGGCCCCAAGTCTAGGGAGGAAACGCCCAAGGAGGGCAGCGATAGCGCGAGGCGCTACCGCACAACCTATGCAAAGCAAAAGCCCGGCTCGAAGGCCGGGCTTGCGTCGGAGTCCACAACTTCCATTGAGTCGGTTTTCCCGATCAATGGTGCGCCGGAGCGGTGCCCCGTTCGAACCATTCAGCGCGCAGTCGCAACGCCTAGGCTGGTTCGATCTGACCCTCGTCGAGCGTGACGGGTGTCATGCGTCCGAATAGGTCGATGAGAACCTTGAGTCGGCCTTCCGAGTCAAGGCGATCGAATTGACCACGAAACGATGCGAACGGACCATCGGTCACCCAAATCGCTTGCCCCTGCTGCAAAAGCCTGCGCTTGCGAGCGACGGGCATGTTGCGATAGCGCTCGATCTCGCGCACCTGCGCATAGAGCTGCGGCGTCAGGTACGGATAGCACTGATCCATCTTGAGGTAGCCGTCTACGCCATCGACCATGACACCGCCGATCCTCGCCTGAAAATCGGGAATGAAGATGATGCCGGCGAACATCGGCGCAACGACCGTGCGCTTGATCCGACCGACAACATGGCCGAACCGCTTGACCTCCGAAACGACGGTGCTTTGCGCAGTCGGGAAATAGGCGCTGATCCCGCGCTGGTGGAACGTGCGCATGACCTTACTTTCCTTGTTCGGAAATATCTTCAGCACGTACCAACGTTGCGGCTCGATCGAGACGGCAGCCTGCTCGGCATCGATCGGCACATAGCCAACGAACTGCCCCTTGACGTACTGCATGTTCATTCGTTCTCCCCTGCTTCGTCGCTCGATGGTGATGCAATCGTTCCGTCCTTGCGCGGCGGCCACGGCCACGGCGCCATGAAGCCGCGACGCGGAACGCCGTCGATGGTGCGGACGCTGGCGAGCTCCGGCCGACGCACCGCGATGTGCGCCGCCAGGAAAGCCGACCAGGCGGCGAGCTGCGCCGGCGCATCGACCCATTGCCAAGCGTTCTCCGGCGGCAGCTCGGCGAACGCCAGCACGCGCGCCGTCATCGGCAGCGAATAGTTCACGCGGCCACGGGTCTCGAACAGCGACGTCCTCGCTAGACCGTGCAACGCCTTGAGCGCCCGACCCTCGCGGCCCGCGACGTCGTAGCTGGTCGACGTTTGCGCAGCCGGCGAGCTCACTTCCTCGAGCACCGCGGTCGGGAATTCGTTGAAGCCGCCGGTCCTGACCCAAATGTGGAAATTCGGGAACTTGTCCTGCTTCAGGTGAGCTTTCATCCGAACGAAGTGCGGGATCGCAGCACGACAAAGCCGCCGCTGCCCCTCGGTGAGCTTTCGGAATTCCTCCAGCGCCAGATCCCGCCGCATCACCTCGTGGCCTGGGTAAGCCTTCCACGCCTCGGCGAAGTGTTCCGGTTCGATTTCCTGAGCGCTTGGCGCGATCGCACCTCCGCCCCCATCGGGGGCTTTGGGGGTCTCAGGTTCAGGTTCAGATTCAGGTTCAGAGATTAGGCCCTCGCCACAGTGCGAGGGTCGGACGAGTCCCAGCCGAGTCTCGGAAGGAGGGCCAGACGGAGGGTCAGCCCGTGAATTTGACCCTAGCAACTTGCTAGGGTCAGATGCTGTTGAAATCGTATCGGTTTCAGCGTCGACGGTTTCGCCGGCTGCGCGCGCCTCGATCGCGTCGACGTCCGCCTCGAATAGCAAGCGGATTTTGTCCGACGTTCGCCGCCCGCGCTGCTCACCATTGCGCGCGCCATACTCGTCGATCCATTGCGCCTGCCGTGCGATCGCGCCGACCATTTCCAGCCACGTCAAGCGCCGGCGGATCGTATCGGCGGACATCTCGAGGTCCTCGGCCAGCGTCGGGATGCTGACCCAGCAATAACCCTCGCCGTCGACATACAGCGTCAGATTTTTAAGAACGTCCTTCGCCGAGGGATTGCGCAGGCGCAGATGGCGCGCCCAGCTATGCGCCTCGTCGGCGGCGATGCGGCGCGGTCGCCGTTTCGCGGTCGTCATGGTTTCACGTCCTAAGCAAGATTTCGGGAGACGCTGACGCAACAAAAACTGAGAAATTCACGGTCGCGGCTGCAGCAGCCGATCGACGATGTCGCGCGCCGGCAACCGCGAGAACGCGTCGGCTGCGATCGCATCGGAGAGCCGGCCGAGCCATTCGCGGCGGAAACCGCGGCGCTTGAGCCGAGGAGGATCGACGGCGCCGGCCGCGATCGCATCGCGGTCCGGGACCTCGTATTCCTCGAGCTCGCCGAGCTCGGCGCCCTTCACGATGAGCAGGCAGATGACATCCGCTAGGTTGGACGCCCGTGGGCCGCCGGCGGCCAGGCAGCGCACAATCCTGTCAACCGGCGCCATTGGCGCCTCCGCGCGAGCGCCGCTCGTCGAGCGCGCTACGGCCGGGAGGCGGATCGCCGAGCACGCCGCCGGTCAGACCGCGCTCGGCAATCCTGGCGAGCAGTTCGGCATAGTCGCGCAGGCCGCCCAGCGAAGCGGTGCCCTGCTTCTCCTGGACAATGACCGGCTTCGGCGGAGCCGGCGCGATCGACGGCGCCAGCACCTCGACAAGCGTCCTGACGATCGCCGGCACGACCGGCTTAGGCGGCTTGACCGACCGTCGCCCTTTGGCTTTCCAATTCCGCCGCGCCGCCTGGTTGTCGGCTTGCAGGTCGGTGTAATAGCGCCGCGCGCAGCCGCCGCGCGACCGGCCCGGCATATGCTGCTCGATCTCGTCCCAGGGCACGCGGAGCACGTCGCGCGCATGCAGAAGCTTCGCGTCCTCGAGATCCGTCCAGACCTTGCGCTTGCGTTTCTCGGTCATGCCGCGACCGCCTCACGGCGCGCATCGCAGGGGGGCGTCGCCTCGCAATAGATGCGCTCTTCGTCGCGCCAGAACTCGTCCCAATAACAATCGCGGCCGCCCTCGGCCTCCCGCCGCCCGACCTTGACCATGTCACAGCGGCTGCACTGCCGCTCGGTCTTGTGCGCGAAACGGGCCTTCTCGCCCCACTTGTGTCGCGTCGAGGTCATCGCTAAGCGACCCTCCGAGCTCGCGCCTCGAGGCACTCGTCAACAGATCCGCCGGCATCGAAGCGCGGCTCGAGCTCATCGCGACGCCGAGCGAGCCTGGCGCGCTGCAGCCACCCTAGCGAATAGCCGAACATGAACAGCGCAAACGCGCCGACCGCGATCGCGGCGATCTCGAGCTGAGTCACGATGCAGCCTCGCCCAGCGCCCGGCGCTCGATCGGGATCTTGAGGAAGCGAGCCAGGTTCATCCCGGCCTCCATCCCCAAGGAAACGCCGCGGTCGGTGTAGACGACGACGGCGTCGGCCAGATGCATCCAGGCGTGCCCAGCGTTGATGCCGTGCGCACGCTCGTTGCGGTCCGTATCGTCAAGGATTCCCTGCTGCGTGTAGAGCAGATGCGACGCCAGCGGCGCTTCACCACGGAGCAGCGCGTCCCGCACGCAGGCGCGTGCATACGCGATGTTGTGCTCGACCTCGCCGGCATACGGCGACTCCAAAATCACGCGCCGCATCTCTCGCGGCGACAACGTGTGATACCTCTCGATCTTCATTGCCCCAATGCTCCCTTGATGCGGGCTTCGTTCTGCTGCAGCCAGCGCAGCGTGTTAGCGGCAGCCTCGAGGCCGTCGCGCTGATATTGAACCTGCGATGTGCTCAGCTTGGTGCGCGCGCCGCTGCGTCGATCGTTGAGCTCGGTCTCGACCGCGGAGATCTGCCGCGACAGCGAAATTTTGCCGGTCATGCGCGCGCCTCGAGCTCGAGCGGCGCCGGCGACGTCACCAGCCCCGCCAGGAATTCGCGGCCAGCGTCGGTCACCATGACGCTGGTCGACGTGCAGTGAACGAAGCCGGCACCGACCAGGTGGCGGACCAGGCCGCCGTCGAGCTTCTCGCCGGCATCGATCGCGAGCAGCGCGGCCTGCATTTCGAGCTCGTCGTCGGTCAGCGGCAACCGCGTTTGCAGCCTGCCATCGACGACCTCGGCCGGCGCCAGGTCGCGGCGCGACAGATCCATCTCGGACTGCGCGACGACAAGCGCCGGCGCCGGTTTCGGCGTCCGGCGCAGGAACGCCGGAATTTCGAGGCCATCGTCTTGAATTTCACGCCTAGGTCGGTTCGCCGGCGGCTCGGCTGCATCGGCGCGGCCGGCAACGGCGACGCTCGAAACGACTTCCCCGATCGGCTGCGAGGCAACTTCGGCCGAGAGGGCTGGGCGATCGCCGGCGTGAGCTCCGGCGTCCGCAAACTGTGAGGCCGCAACGCTATGGCTACCCATTGCGGCCTCGTCCGATGACCGACCATCGGCAGTCCGATCGCGCGGCGGTTCTACACCTGCCGGCACCCCGTCAGGTGCCGAGCCCGCGCCCGCGATCGCTAGGGAATTGTTGACGTCGCCGCCCTCCTCGAGCAGCTGGCGGAGACGTTTGCGCGGCGGAGGCGACGCGCTGACGCTCGCCCCGGCCTGGTTGCCCCAGGCATCCCAGCCCGGCGGCAACGGATGTTCAGCGTCGACGCGGGCGAACAGCTCGAGCGCCGGCACGCCGCCACTCATCGCGGCAATCATTCGCCGGTAATGCTCGGGCTTACGCGAGTGACCGAGCGGCTTCGACCGCTCGCGATGGTTGGAGCCGAACTTCTCGCCGCTGGCCGGTTTCGGCAGGCCTTTGCCGCGCTTGAACAGCAGCAGCAGCTCGTCCTGGTCGCGGACCAGGACGGCGCCGCCGGCCTCGTCGGGATGCTCGTCGTCGTTTTTGGTCCAGACGAATGCGGTCGAGTACGATTCAAAGCCCCACGACAGCGCGACCGCCGAGGCGAGCGGCATTTGCGCGCGCACCTTGAGGATCTCGCCGGTCCGCAGATCCGTCGCCTCGATTTCGGCCTCGTGCCAGGCGAGCAGATGCGCCCGCGGAATCCAGAGAAACAGCCAGGCGTCCGGCAGGACCATGTCCTTAACCGGCAGGTCGCAAATTTCCGACCAGGCCATGGTGGGATAGTGATTTTCATACGAGCGGTTGGTCACGCCCTGGTTCCGATGCCAGGGCGGGTCCGCGTAAATGACCGGATACTTACGACCGGTCGGCTGCAGCGCCGAGGCGTCGGAGAGCGCCTGGGCCACGTTGCGGCGATGCTCGCGCCCCTTTTCCTCGGCGGCGACCTTGGTCAGATCCATCGAAACCCGGCCCTTTGCCGACCGCATCTCGGTTTCGTGCTGGACGAGAGCGCCCTCGAATTCGTCGGGCTTCATCTCGGCGATCCGTTGCGCCCGCGCCGACAGCTTCCTGTCAATGCCAGCCTCGGCCAGTGTCGCCGGCCGGTCTACCTGTTCCCGCTCGGACTGGTAGGGCTGGCCACCCTTGGCGAGCCCTACCGTTTTCTTTTGCTCACGCACCAGTTCCCCGAGCCGGCGCTCGGCGCGGAAGCGGATCTTCGCCGCGTGGACCTGCAGCTCGACATCCTTGGCGACTAGACCGGCAAGCCGGATCGCCTCCCATTCGTCGCGGATCTCGAGGACCTCATCGACGGCGACTGCCTCGGCAAGCGCCCGGCGCGCCGCTTCGTATCGGACCAGCTCGGTCAAAACGGGATCTCCTCGAGTTGCGGCCGCAGCGGCAAGCCGCCGACGAGCTCGCGGACGATGTCCTCGAGCGCCGGCGCCGAGCCTCGCCTGCGGCGGTTGGCAGCGTTTTCCTGCTTGGTGGCCCAGCGCAGATTTGCGCGGCGGTTGTCGAGCGTTTGCCCGTTGATGTGGTCGACGAAATGCGAGCGTAGGTAAGCCTCATCCCGCGGCTCGGCGGCGATCATGATCTCGCGATGCATCCGGACCGTCGCGCGCGAGACGTCGACGTTACGCTTGGCGTAGCGCATCCAATCGCCGCGCCCGGCGTGCCAGACATTCCAGATGTTTTCCGACAGCCAAGCGAAATCGACGGCGTCGACCAGCGTCCAGATCGGTTCGCGCGCCGACAGCCAGATGCGCCGCCACGGCGTGCCGGTCAGGTCGACCAGGTCCGCCGATGCCTCGAGCTCCTCGCGCGTCTTGGCGAAACAGCCGTGCATCAGAGCATTCCCAGCGCCTGCATGTAGGTATCGAGAATCGCCTCGTGAGCCTCGCGGTCGATCGGGTCCTGCTGGCGGATTTTCAGGATCGCGCGCAGAGCCTTGACGTCGAATCCGTTGCCCTTCGCCTCAGCGAACACGTCGCGTATGTCGTCGGAGATCGATTTTTTCTCCCCAGCGAGCCGCTCGACGCGCTCGATGATCGATTTGAGCTGGTCCTTCGCGATCGTCTGCGCGCGGGTCTCTGCGGCGGGTTGCTTGCTCATCGGCGCGCCCAGCGGAAGCCGCCGCGATCGCGCTCGGCGCGCGCGGCCGTGACGATCACGCCGACCGTCGCCGCGAAGGCGACCAGGAGGACGCAGCCCATCACCACCAGGAATCTCAAATCCTCAACGTCGACGCCGGTCATGCGAGCCCCCTCTCGAGCGACGCCAGGCGGCGCTGCGCCGCCTCGAGCTCGTCGCGTGCCTTTGCGATTTCCTGCGTGCGCTCGTAGCGCGCGACCCAGCTGTGCCGGCTGCCGCCGGTCAGCGCCTGGACGACCAGGTCGCCATGCTTGGAGTCGATGAGCCGGGCCAAGGCCTCGCCGTTCGGCGAGCCCGTGCCGGACAGCCAGATCTCGGCGACACGCACGTCGCGGCCGGCGAGATCGGCCAAGACCTCGGCTGTTTTCTTCGGAAAATTGTGCCGGAATGTCAGCGCGATGGGCTCAAACCAGCGATGCGATCGTCGGTGTTTGCCGATGAGTTTATCGGTGCCGTTTTTTGCCGGTCTGGCACTGTTGCGGTAGGTCGTGGTTCCCATGATGCCCCTGCCCCAGAAACCGCTAACGACGCTTACGAGACCGAGGCGCAGACCGGATGCCCCAAAGCTCCGGCGGCGCCACGAAGCCGAGCTCATTGAGCGCGGCCCCGTAGATGAGGAATGTCGCGGACGGCAGAACGCCGCGCGCGATCGCGTTGGAGATCGCCGGCGGCTTACAGCCTGCGAGTGCGGCAGCCTTGAACGTGCCGCCGACCGCGTCGACGACCTCCCTCGCACTGCCCAATTTTTTGAGAGCCGAATCATTCATACCGCTGGAACATAATTCACACACTGTGAACGTCCAAGCGGTTTACATTGTGTAAATGGCAAATGTTGACGGTATCAGCGACATTGCCGCCCAACATGGCGGCACCCCTGAAAAATCAAAATCCCGAGAGCACTGAGGCGGTTGCGCACCGCCTCAAGCAGACGCGCGAGGCCATGAAATTGACCCAGGTGGCCTGGTGCAAGCTGGTGGGGATAGCTACCCCGCAATGGAACAACTACGAGTCGGGAGGACGGCGCATCACGGTCGACGCCGCCCTCAAAGTTTGCAGAGCGACCGGCGTCGGCCTCAATTGGATCTATCGCGGATGGGAAAACGACGTACCCATCAACCTGGCGACCGTGATCAAGGAATCGGAGCGAGGCGCACGCAAGCGCTCATAGCCGCGGCCCGGAGCGCGGCCGAGTGCTTAGCGACTGTCGGCACCACGATCGCCGCACAGGCGTAGCAGCCGCCAATGACGAGCTCCATCGCGCTCGGTACCGACAATTCGAGCGCCGGCGGCACGATCAGCAGGTTATGGCCCAGCGCCACCAAAGCGCCGAACAGCACGCCATATCGCCGACCGAACACCATCGAGCAGCCGGCCGCCAGCGGCGCGATGACCGGCACCTCAGCCGCCGGCATGCCGACCATAGCCACAAGCGCCGCAGCCAGCGGCATCACCAAGAGAAACAGCGCCACGGTCCAGAACAGCGCCGGCCCGGCGTGATACGGCGGATCGAGCGCCAGGACCTGCCGCTGCCAGAGAGGCCGCGGTCCCGGCGCCGTCATGTAGCCCTCGAGCAGGACCGCAAGCTCGTCGACGACCTGGCGCGCGTCATCGGTCGAATCAGGCAGCTGGATTGCGAGCTGCAGGGCAAGATGGCGGTTTGCGTCCGACGACCGCGGACGGCTTGACATAAGTGTTTTCATTTTTGTTTTTTCCACCGGCATTCACACGCCGTGAATACGGACGTTGCGAATATTCACATTTTGTGATTAACCAAAGCCTTCCCGGCGTTCGCGCCGGAAACGCGAATGTTTCTAATTGGACAACCGACCGAATGAAAATCCCGCAAACTTACGGGTGTGAATTGAGCGACAAGGTCGCGGCCGCCCCTATGCAACCAGAGGATTCGAGCGGCGGGACTTCGCAACCTGTTGCAACGGCGGCCCCCGCACGCATCCCGCGAAACGGCGCCATTTCGGGACAACCCGTAACGCTGCGTCTCCTCGCTCTCGGTCACCATTTCGTGCGCCGGCCGCGCGGCGGCTGGCGCCTCGGCGCCCGCATTCTGCGCGAGGATACCGCCGTGCGCCTTATCGCGCGCGGCCTGGCCGAGATCGCCGACGATCGTCTGCAACGCAGGTCAAAGGCCACGCCATGAGCCGCGCCACGCTGATCCCACCCGGCCTCTGGCCTCCCCGGATGCCCGTGGAAATGGCCGCCGGGTATTGCGGTGAGGGAACGGTTGAGGCTTTCTTGCGCGAAGTGCGGCGAGGGACCTACCCTCCGCCGGTCGTAAAGCGCGGACGGCGCCAGATATGGCTGACGATAGACCTGGACCGGGCGATCAAGCCCTCCGGCGACGAAACGGCGGTGGACGTCGCGGCGGATCTGTGACCGTGGAAAGACCGCTTCCTCGCTTCGTTCTGACTAAAGTCGTCACCGGCCGCATCAAATATTACTGGAATCTTCCCAGCTACTATCGCGACCAGGGCTGCACGCTCCACAAGGAGCACAAATGCGCGCTCGGCGACGACTACGAGACCGCCTGCGGGGCAGACGGCAAAGGCGGCAGGGCCGCGACCCTTAATGGCCTCTTCGACGATTGGGACCGCATCCGTCTGGGCGAGCTACCAAAGCCGAAGACCGATTTTAGCGTCGGCACGGTCGACTGGCTGTTTCAGACCTACAAAGCCTCGAACGACTGGAAAGAGCGCGTCTCCCGACGCACGGCGCCGGACCACGAGAACACGATGCAGCTGGTCGCCGATATCCGCGGCAAGTCGGGAATTCGCATCGGCGATCGTATGATCAACTCAATCACGCCTGAGGCGGCCGACAAGCTTTATGTCAAGGTCCGCACGACGCCGGTCCGCAAGGGCAAGACTGAGCGGCCGCGCACGGCGGAGAAAGTCGTCGCCGTCTGCCGGCACGCCTGGAAGGTAGTGCACCGTCTACATCCGCACCTATTCATCCAAGGGCGTCAGGTCGGCGACACGCCAGTCTGGAATCCCTGGGAAGGTGTGGCAATGCGCCGGCGCAAGCACACGCCCAAGCCCGCGGCCACGCGCGAACAGGTCTATGCATTCGCGTGGGGTGCTGTGGCAGCCGGTCATGAGCAAGCGGCGGCCGCCGCCGTGATCTGTTTTGAATGGCTACAGCGACCTGAAAACGTGCTTTCTGGCTACGTCAGCTGGTCTGGTTATCGCGGCAAGGACGGCCCGACGCAAATCCGGATCGAACATCACAAGACAGGCGAGATGGTACTTCACCCCCTCGAGGAGATCGCTGATGGCGAGCGCGTGCTGTTTTATGAGGAGGCCGAGGAAGTGCTGAAGCATCTCCCGCGGCTCGGCATCGGCCTGGTCATGCGCCCTGGCGCCAAAGGCGCCCGGCAGTGGGACATCCACACGATGGCGCGCCATGTGCGCGCCCTGCGTGCCGAGTTGGGCTTGCCGGAGACCTTTACACTAGACGCCTGCAGGCACGGCGGAATGACCGAGCTCGAGGAGGCCGAGCTCACTGACGGCCAGGGACGCGCCCTCTCCGCACACAAATCTAAGGCCTATGAGGGCTACGCCAAGCGCACCGAGAAGCGAGCGTTGGCGGCAACGCGCAAGCGCCATGCGCACCGGCTCGCAATCGCGGAGGAGGCCCAGCAAAATTCTGAAACTGCAAATTCTGCAGCAGAATCAAGGGCAATTTAG